TCACTAGATCTCTTACCTAGTTTTTCTGAACTATCCATTGACTCAATCCAACCTGAAGATTTAGGAACTAAGAATCTGTAATACATAGCATCTTTTACTAATGCTCTGATTTTAAGATCTTCCATAGAACTATTAGATGCTTCTAAAAATTGCTTAGATGCTCTTTTTCTATTTCCTTCTGTTCCTTCACCATTAATATACGTATCCATATTTTCGTACATTATGTCATTTGGTGTAGACTTTGTGTATTGAACACTTTCTAAATCTACACACTTTGCAACATACATCAACTTAGTTGTATCAGTATCATACATATTTTGTAAAGCAACTAAAGCTTTGTTTCTCAGCTTAGTATACTCTGTTCTTTCACTAATGGTTTCTTCTAGTTGGTCTAAATAAAACTTTGGTGGATTTACAGCTTTCTTAGCTTCTTTCAATGATTTACCAACCATTGAAAACCCACCTGCATTTATAGCATAGATCTTTATAAGATCATATGGATCTTTTACAGGATCTAAGAATACTGGATCATTACCACATCTTAAACTTATCCTTGACCAGAACTTATCATTGTCTGGTTTTAATAATGTTACTTTATTCCAAAAATCTTTATCTTCAAGATCAATAACATTAGATGCTAATTCAGCTTCTAATTGAGCAACTACTTTTCTTATCTCTTTTACTTTAACTTCTTTATCTCCTGGAGGTAACATCTTTACATCTGGTGCAAATTCATTTAGTCCAGTAACATATCTTTTAACTCCATTTAGTTCTAGACATGCTAAAGATTCTTCATGCCATACTCCTTCATGAAGTGCCATACCATATTGTTCAAGCCCCATGTTTTGTCTGCTTGCGTTAAAGTAAGGTCTTACAGCAATAGCATTATTTTTGCCAAGCTGGTATTTTTCTACAATAGTGTAATCACTCATTTCTTTGGTTTTTAAAAATTAATAATGTTTGTTTTCAACTCAAAAGTAGATATTTATCTACAATTATTATTAATATTTCTAAAGCCAGGATTTACCTGACTAAAGTTATTTGAGGAGAATAACACTTAACTCACATTAAAAATAAAAAAAGGAGGAAGTTTGACCCACCTCCTTTTTAGTTATTAAGTATTTACTAGAATGATCCGCCTGTTACAGGATTTCTCATTACAATTTTTAATACTTTGGTTGGATCCTTCACCCAGATAGCTGGCATGGTTTGAGTCATATAAACTCTATAACCATTAAAGTTACCTGTAGAAGCAAAACCTTGAGTTCTTCCCATGTAGTCCATAGTACCATTTTGGTAGAACCACTTAAGTTGATTATCCCAAGATAACTTCAATAAGTGAATGTTATCATTTCCATTTTCCGTCACATCAAAGATGATGAAGCTATAAGAGCTTAAAGGGCGTCCATCAATTAATGGATTCTCTACATCATTTGTGTGAAGATTATCAAATGCAGGGTTAAGTACAAACTTAACGTTAGCAAGGAAAGGAATAGTAAAGCTTGTGTAAGCAAAACCGAAATCTAAATCCATTCCTGAACCTTTTACTGCACCAATATCACTAGCGTTTTGAACTAATCCAGAACCATATACTTCATCAGCAATAGCTTTGTTGATTAATTGCATTCCACCAATACCTGTTTGTACAACAAGTTGTCTACTTGGGTCTGGTCCTTTGAACTCAACTTTACCTTGATAGAAGTTATAAAGCTCAGATTTGAACATATCAAGTGAGAAAGCAGACTTGTTATATACTCTCTTGAAAGAGTTATCTAACTGAGACCAAAGACCTACAGATAATCTAATATCATCTGGTCCATCTTGTTTTACTTTTCCACCTTTACCCCACATTAGGTAAGTTTCAATATCATTTGCAATCTTGCTCAAGTGAGCAGCTTCCATGTTTGTAACGAAAGTTCTAGATAAACGTCCATCTTCAAATGCTTCTCTAGCACCTGCTTTTCCCATTCCAGCTACCAACTCATCAATTGATGATACAGAAGGATTGTTTGGATCTTGGTCAAAGTTTCTCCAGATCTCTGTTACAGGTACAGTACCATCAGCATTCAAACCACCTTTGATCATAAGATCAGCACGGCTAGAAATAGAATAGTGTACGTGTGCCTCAGCTCCACCAACAAAGTTGTAGAACTCACGGAATCCAGAACCAGTTTCAATATCAGAGAATCTTTCACCATATTCACCTCTTGCAGAACCTTTTCTAAAGAATTTAGTTCCAGGAGATAAGTATGCGTTATCCAATGATGCTGCACTGTTGTTGTTTACAAGTTGTACAGTATAGATGTATCCATCACCTGCAGGGATAATATCATCTGCAGTAATGTACAATTCTAAACCGTTGTACTTGTCATAAGTAATGATATCACCATGACCAAAGCTTCTTTTTGAAACTTTAATCTTGAATGTAGTACCATCCACACCTTTTGCGTCATTTGCTGGCTCAATGTCAGCTACAACAAAAGGTAAATCTTGAGCGATTGGAGTTTGCCATTTATACTCCCCACGTGCGTTGTCTACCATGATTGTGTTCTTTCCACCAAAAGAAGCCATTTGATACAAAGGCATTTCTACCTTTTGGGTCATTGCCCAAAGATCAACTGGTCCCATATCCATAGGCTCAGAAGATCCAAGCATTTGGGTAAGGTGATAAGAATCAACATGAGAGCTCGCTTTGTAAGCAGTATCTCTTAGGAAAATTCCATTGTTTAATACAGGAGTTGCCATAATTGTTAATTGTTATTTAAGTTAATTATTAATTGTTATTTATTCTTCTTACTAAAATCTTTTAAATATGTTGTTACTTCTAGGTAACTTTTTCTTGGTAGACTTTTTTCTACCTTCTGTCTCACGCTCTTGTACTCCAAGAGATGATCCTCCACTATTGCTTTGTTCAGTCTTTAGCTTTCTTACTGTGCTTTCTACACTCTTCTGTGCACCCTTCTCCATTATTCTGGTCTTATAACCATTTGGATCTGAGAGTAACCATAGAGCTTCAGAAATCAATGTATAGTTTGGTTCAACAAACTGATACTTCTCAAGCAAATGACCTAACAAGTTCGTATTTCTTCCACTTACTGAAGGATAATTTGGTTGAACTAATCCGTTGTATAACATAGACTGTGTCTTTCTATCAACTTTTAATTCTCCTAAGCTACCTTCTTTAAGAGTATTATATACGTTCTCCATATATTGCTTTGAAGCTTGTTCTTGCTGTGCCTTGCGCATTTGCTGCTCTTCAAGTTTTTTAGCTAAAACTTTTTCTTGCATCTTATCCAATTTAGGTTTAAACTTTGAAGCTTGACTTTCAAGCTTACCTAAATCTTTCCAGATTTCAATTTCTTCTGCAATCTCTTCAGCATCACCATATCCTGTAGCTTGTAGGTAATCTCTGATTATTACTTCTTGATCACTTTCTTTTTTAACATCCAAGCTCTTTTTTTCTTCAGCTTGTGCTAGAGTTGAAAATAACCCTCTTAAATCAGTACCACCATCAGCCACGTAACGTGCTGCTATTTGGAGTTCTTGCGGCAAACTTTCAAAGAACTGTTTTGGAGTTTCTCTTCTAACTTGGTTTGCCTTTTCTTCCAAGTTAGCTTCTATTAATTCCTCCCAATCTTTAGCAGAATAATCATCAAAAGATTTGTCATCATCAAAAGGAACAATTTTGTCTTCTTTTATAAGTTTGTCAAATACATCACCTATACCAGAAATTTTCTTTCTTCCTCTTTTCTCTTTCTTATCTTCTGCTTCATCTGCTTCATCTTCTTCTAATGCATCAAATATATCATCTGCATTTTCTGTAGGTTTAGCATCATCTGCTTTTTTTTCTTCTGTATCCACTTCAGCTACTGCTTCTGTTTCAACTTCTTTTTCTTCTTCTGTATCAGTAAAAGAAAAATCTGCTTCTTTAGTTGGTTTACTAAATACTGATCTAGGTTTGCTTTCTTCTGGTACTGTTACACTATCTGCTCCAGCAGCTCCGTCAAAAAGACTATCTAAATCAATGTTTTCTTGAGTAACTTTACTCTCTACTGTTTTAGTATCTGTTGCCATTTTATTGTTGGTTTTTGTAATTGTTAATTCTTACATATACAATATACAAACATTTTTGTAAATAAACTTAAGAAATGCATACAACATAAATCATTTTGTGCAGTATATAGCTATCTATATTTTTTCTCCTTAATCAAGCTTATTTTTTTGGTTTGTCATCCTTCTTATTGGACTTAACATCATATTTGTTTTTGTTCTCTCTTGCAATTTGTAACTGCTTATCTGCAATTTCTCTTTGGGTAGAAAGTTTTTCTCTATCAATGTTTAATTTATCTGTAGTAAATGAGTTTTTAACTGAAGCTTGTTCTCTTTTAAAGTTCATTTCTTCACGTTTCTCATTATTCCTTCTAATATCTTTCATGCTATCCTGAAAGTCAGATACTTGATTTTGATTTATATCACTTTGTGCACCATACCCAGCAGATCTAATTTCAGCAACTTGGAGTTTATTTTGACGTTCTTTGTCATTTTCACTTATCTCCATTTGTATTTTTGCTTGAGCTTCTTCTGCTTTAGCTTTTAATTGTTGCTCTTGCATTTGTCTCTGTTGCTGCATCTCTTGTTCTCTTTGTGATTGAGTTTTGATTTCAGCTTCCTTCAAAATATCAGATACTTCAGCAATAGACTCAGCTTTAATAATATTACCTAAGTCATAAATGCTAGCACCACTTGTGTTATTTTGTATTGCAAGTTGTTTTAATTGATCTAGTATGGATCTATGATTTGTTTTAGTTGTTGCAAAAACATTAAAGTCTCTCAATAAAAGATCAGTACCATTTATTTGAAAGTTTACTTTTTCTGCCTCAGAGCTTATATAAGAGAGTCTAACGCTTGGGTTAGTACTGTAGTAGTGTTGAGCAAGATCTGTCCTCATTTGATGTACTCTAGGCATCAGGTGATCTGAATGCTGTGTAAAGTAAACTTCAGTTTGAGCATATGACTGATTCATTGCTTGTGTAACACCCGTTGCAGTTTGTTGAGCTATAGGAGCACCCAGCCTTTGTGGATTAATACCTATTGCATCAAATGCTTGTTGTTTAAAATAATTAGCCAATTGAATACGTGACATTAATCTACCAGTCTGCTCCATGTTAAGAGTTTGGTAATGATTAAAGTTTGTAGCGTTTTCTGTATTAGTAATTGAAGTATCTAAAGGTAGCATTTGAAAATCTTTCATTGCTACATAGGCTTTTGCATAATTTCCTTTACCCCAGTCTTCACCCATAGAATGACGTGGTAAAGCATTTTGGTCAAACATAATAACAGTACCTAGTTCATCTACTAGTATATCTGCTATTTGATTATTAACCATATTGTAACCTACTTGATAAGCTTTCATTAAATCAACCAAAGAAGTAGATCTGGTATTTCTGTCAGAGAATACTCTTCCTTCTACAGGTAGTTTACATCCATATAATGAACTATCACCTTTAAACTGAAATGGTATTCTACCAGGTTTCTTTCTGTTAATACCTAAATAAATAGGATTCATATCTTTTGATGAATCAGCTTTCCAAAAACCTGGGAAATTAGCACCAACTTTGACACCACCCCAAACTTCATTAATCCAAATCCAATCTATATGCTCTCCTTGTACTAAAGTATTTTTGCTTTTGTTTTTAAATATAGTAGAATCATATATTGGTTTTTCAGTAACTTTAAATGTTTCGTCAATGATCTCTTGCATCACTTGACCATCTTCTGTTATTTTTGTTAAGTGACCAACTTTACGTTGTGTCTTCCAATATGTTGTTGTAACTCTCATTAAAGATCCTTCACCCCAGTTAGGTAAATCATCTCCTTCATTTAAAATAGAACCTACTATGTCACCACCACTTGTAGAGTTATTAGCCCAATTACTCATAAACTGTCTGTAACCTAAGCTAGGTGCATTTGTATTCCACTCATGAGATTTAGTAGCATCATAATAAGTACCATCATTTTGATAACCTGATACTTGATATTTAGCTGATTTAGCAGGATATATTTTTTGTAAAGATGTTAGTTGCTTTTCATCCATTAAGTAACCATACTTATCTATCACATCTGCAATAGTCATTAAATCAACTTTACCTGCATAATTAGATTGAGATATATATCTTGCATCTGGTGACTTCTGATAAAATGTTAATACAGGATTCCATAATTCTACATCATAGTCATCTTCCATCATTCTAAAATGCCAGAACTCTCTATCTGTAATAAGCATATCTCTGAAAGCTCTTTCTTCCAGTTCTTGCATATTAAATCTTTCACTATCAACATTCAATTGATGAGTGGCCCATTCTTCTACTAATGATCTGTAATCCTTTGTAAAAAAGTCTTGTATCTCTGGTAATGATTTTAATGCTTCAGGATTCATTTTTTCCTGAGCTTCTTCTGATTGAGGATCCATTCCCATTTGAATCATGTTCATCATCATTTTGTTTGAAGCATCTCTTAAAAGATTTTCTTCAATCATAGCTCTTTTCTGCTCAAGCATTTCATTATAGGAAAGATCATCAACAGCTCTGAATTGCACTCTGCTTAATCTTTTAGAAAATTCTCCAGATAGTACGTTTATAACGTTTGGAATAATTGGATAAAATTTTAATTCCAGTGCTGACTCATCTTCTTGAGTAAGTGTATCTAGTAAATCTTTATATTCATTATCATCTTCAACTATATAATCTGTTTTATCTATAATTCCTTTAGCAAGCTTATAGTTTTTTAATAATTTTCTAGCATTCTGTTTTAGAAACTGCATACCTTGCACTTCTAACCAATCTAAATTCCAAGCCGCCCAATCATCATCTTTCTTTTTAGCCGGCAAGAATTGTATAGGTTGTGTCAAACTAGAAGAAGCACCAGAGCCTGATTCAGCTTTAGCACCATTCTTCAATTGCATTGCGTTATATACTTTCATATTTATCTAAAATTTTTATAGGCAGATCTTTTGATCTTATTCCCGCCAATACTAGTTTTTCCTCTTGCTAAATTTTTAAACGGACTATACTTTAATTTATACAAATTTTTTGAATTTACCAAAGAATTGTCTGATTCACTTTCTCTTCTTTTCAAATAACCACGGTTTGATTGTTGAATTCTTACAAAAGCAACTAACGCTCCAAAAGCAACCAACCTATCCACGTTTAAACCAGGGTAGTAAGCAAGCATTTCTTTTAATAGCATAGGATCTGGTATTCTATCAATGCCTAATGTTGTTGAAATGGTGTTTCCATCTTGATCAGTCTCTTCATCTATTTCCTCCCTTAAAAATTCTATAGCATAAGATATTAAGTGACTCTTAAATAAAGTACCTGTATTTTTCCATCCGTATTCTTGATATACAGTTCTGTTAGAACCAAGATCTTTAAGAAAAAGAATTTGTTGTTTTGGTACAAGGTATTTTTGTTTTTTCTTAGCAATCATGTGCTGAATAAAAAGAGATATGTTATTCTCAACAAGAGTCCATGCATTAAACCATTCAATGATTAA